AACAAATGTCGAAACTCTTCGACCACTCAGCTACTGCTAGCAGTTACATCGCTAAGAACTCTTTGATTCGTGATCTTAATTCAGAGAGATCTGAACTACTTAAGCGTGCTAGATCACTACAACCACCTGTTATGCCTCAGATTGATGAAAAGGCAGTTACTCATCTTCGCAACTTTCACCCGTTGCGCGTCTTTGAACCGATAGCTCAACTTTTCATTAGAAAAGGATTCACCACAGAAAGAAGCTTAGCTACGTCACTTAGTGGCGTCAACTCTGAAGACTATCGTAAAGAAGTGTTTCTTGAGTCGAAGTCCAGACTCCAGGCATTCGTCGCTCCTAGAGTAGACCCTGCGGTATTCTCGAAGACCATGTTCTTAACGTTAAACTCTCTTTTCCCTTCCTCTGACGTACCGGTGTTCAGACCGCTCTCGTCTGGTACTGAAGTAGTCCAGGCGATGAACCAGAACGCTAGTTCCGGTTATCCAGAGTACGTCAAGAAAAGATCAATAGCTGCAAGGATCTCTACCTTTATAGATGACTTCATCTCCGGACGGGAGACGTTAGTCGGTAAAGAGCACTTGTTTTCCATCTTCAATCGGATACAACCATCCGACAAAGGAACATTTAAATTAAGACTTGTTTTCGGACCAAGTTGGTGGCTTACAGCCGTTGAGACATTGTTCGGTTACTTAGTGACCGCCCACTTTCGTGGGGTCAACGACTCATCAGTATTTATTGGTAAGAGACAAGTTGAAATAAGTGAGCTGATTCGCTCGTTTAAAGGATACTACGTATACTCTTTTGATTATCGTAAGTTTGACCAAACGTTACCATCGTTTTGGTTCCTTGTTGCTCTTAGAATTATACGCTCAATGCTCGCGCTTGATGACAGATATTTGCGCGAATGGACTAGCATCGAAGAACAACTAGGTGGTGGACCATCCTACCACCCACTAACGGGCGTGTTTTCACGAAAGAGAGGTGTTCCTAGTGGTAGCTACTTCACTAACTTAGCTGACAGTATCGCAAACCTTGCTGTTGTTTGGTACAGCTTGATCTCCACTAGCCAACATCGTGAAGTGTTCCGAATCATAGTACACGGCGACGACTTGCTCCTCGTTACCAATAAGCCTTTGAAAATCAATGAGTTTGTCAAAGTAGTTGGAAGTTTTGGTTTAGAACTAGTGTACGATGAAGCTGGTTCATCAGTGAAAGGTGTCGATAAAGCGGCGTTCCTGGGTAGCCTTTGAATCGAAGGTTTACCGCACCGTGACGTCGACAAGATGGTAGCAGCTTGCTGTACGGTTAGGACGTTTCTTCCTAGGTTACCGAGTCTCTCAGACTTGGTGGACGGCCGTATCTACTCCATCTTTGGTTACGACTGTCGTCTCCCTGAATTTGGACATAGTCTGGGGCTTCTGCCTTTTGACGGGAGACGTATGTTTGTCTTAGCTGACCATCTGTCCTGGGAAGACAGAGCGG